ACCCACCTTGACCATAGGCGTTATTTGTTTAGAGGAAACGGCGTGCGTCTCTAAATTCATAGAGACAACAGCGCCGCTTTTCCCTGGGTCAATCCCAATTATATTCATTAGAATGGAATCGGGTCACTACCATTGGACGGCGCAGACCCCCACTGCTGCTGTCCACCATTTGGCTGCTGCTGTTGAGGCTGAGAACCCCACTGCCCCTGGCTCGGCGCAGGCTGCTGCTGCTGCGGAGTTGATCCCCACTGCTGCTGTGACTGAGGTGCCTGACGCTGCTGCTGAGGCTGCCTCTTCTGCATGGACATAGGCTGCTGAGACTGAGAGTCGTCACGGCTTCTATGAATCTCAACTGAGTCAGCGGTCATCTTCACAGACTTTCCGAATCCACCGTCCCTCTTTTGATATGCATCTACACCGGTCACTCGCCCTACAACGGTGACTCGAGCACCCTTCTTTACAGACTCCGCAATAGCCGCGCCGTAGTTGCCCCACACGCTAACTTGTGCCCACTCCGTGTTTTCTCTGCCGGTCTTAATCCCGACATTGAAGCTTAAGACCTGCTTTCCATCTCCAACAGTCTTCAATTCCCCATTATCGCCCACGTTTCCAATTATCGTCGAATGCCACATAGCATCTTCTCCTTACTGCTGGTCTTCCAGCTTGTTGTTTTCTTGATTGTTTATCTCTTCTACCTTGTCCTTGAGGTAAAGAAGAAGCGAATCAATGTCGCCATTTTCTCTGTCAGCAATCTCATAGATAGAGCTCCCGTTCGCAACTGATTTGACGTACTGATTAAGCTTGTCTTCAGACACAGACAGATCAGAGCAGAATCCTCTTACCTTATCCAGCCCAGTCATTACGTACTCTGGGTCATCTTCTGCACCCATATATACATGCAGACCAAGCCCCATCATCGCCAAGCATTTAACAACACACCGCTGCTTTGCAGTGTTTATTGCCATAGAGTTTGGGTTAACAATAGACTTATGCTTGTGATCCTTAACAGGAAGAAACATGCTCCTGCTAAAGGACTCGCCGTCCTCCCTAATCGTGATAGTGCAGTTTACCTCTGCCGTTCCGTCAGGGTAATACATGGCACAGGTCTCATACCCGCTTGGGTGCTTATACACTGAGAACTCTACAGTGTTATCCGGAAAGTCGTCGTTAAGTATTTCCTGTGCAGCATGCCACGCAAGGTAACTATATCGACCCTTCTTCTCTATGTATCCATTCTCAAATACTCGCTTAGACCTAAACGATTCCCATACTTTCTTTGCTAACATTTCGTCCTCTTTCGTTTTTTATTTCAGTGTGACCTTCAAAGTTTCATATCCGTCCCCTTCGGATTGATACTTCTCGTAAAGCCCTGGGTTATCACTCATGAATTGATCTTTATCGAACTTCTTTCTGCCGTCCCTTTTGGACACGGTGACCTTGAACGAGTCAGACTCCATCCACTTATTCCTACCCACAATAAACCTAAGGTGGTTGTCCATGAGCTTTATCTCTTCCTTAAGCCCACGCTCCTCCTCGGACAGATCCTTTAATTTTGCCTTAAGCCTAGCCCTGCCCTCAATGATAGTAGAGACCTGAATGTACTCAGGGTCCGAACCGTCCACCACCCTTCCGCCGGATCGCTCAGGGTTAGCCTCCATAATGTTGACCTTACACCCATCGGTCTCATCAACATCAGGCATAACCCTGGGCTCAATATTCTTCGTCCAGAAGTCTACGAGCTTAGGAAGGCTTTCTTCTTTATAGCTTCCGCTAAAATCAACCTTGCGGTACTCGACGCCCATGATAGGCTTCAGCACGCTAGGGTCTTCACCGGACTCAATCATCCTTACAAATGTTCTCCATGTGTGCTCATCGCCCGTTGCCACGAGCAGGTAGTTATGATCAAGTCCGTGCTCGGATATCTCCGACTCATATGCAGATTTAAATATGCAGTCATAGTGCTCCAACTGGCATCGGTAATCCTTTCTCTCCCAATCAAAGCTTGCCCAGGTGGTGTCGCAACTCTTCACCTCAACGATCCCACGGATCTTCCCAGACTTATCAAACACGACTCTATCCACCGTCGCATGTATGAAAGGGAAGTCCTTATGCCTAACAACGCCGCTGCCAAACAACTCTGCGATACGCATCCCTGTGGAAGACTCAAAGTCCTCCTTAACCATATCGACAATCTTATCTTCAGCAAGCAGCCCACGGTGCATGTTAAAGTTCACCGGGATACTGACGGGATTCCCATCCAACGCAGAAGCTATCTTACGATATGCAGCATGCTTGTTGCCATACTTACTATGACCCAGGACCTGTGCTGCCGTCGTCCCTCCGATGGAGTCTTTAGGCGGTGCAGTTCTATCACTCATTAAGGTTTACCCTGCCACCAGGAACGCCTTCTCTAATTAAGACGCTATCAGAATCTGAGGATCTTCCTATTAGCGCATCAACAGACACACCCAGGCACTCACTGGCTTCAATGAGAGATGAGTACGGGCTACCCTCCGAAAGATTTCTCCACCAAGAGTATGGTCTTACGCCACCGTTAGACCTATACTCCTCAACAAAACTCTTAAGACTCGAACAGCCCAACGCCATAATTCGGATCTTAATTCTTCTAGATATTTGGTCAGTCATTATTTGACTCCTTTCTTAATCCTTGACCATCATGCATGAAAAGTTTTTAAAAATAAAGGTTTATTTATCAATTTTATTAGAATAGTGTTTTCGAGTCTGGTTACATATTAATAGGGAGGTTGGGTTGTTTTCAATGCATCAGGATCTTGAGGGGCAGATTATTTCTTCTTGCCTTCAGGGGGCCGACTTAACGGAGTTTGTCAGCCTGTCAGCTGACTGCTGGACCAGTGAGGTTCATCAGAATGTTCATAGGGTTGTATGCGATTTGTTTATGTCCGGTAAGGATATTGATCAAATAAGCGTATACCATTCACTGCAGTCCACCACCACTCCGGTCAAGTTTGATCACTTGATGGGGATGAGTTCAGAGTACGTGATGGTGGCGTCAACGTTTGGCAAGATGTGCCAAAGCTTACGTGAGTCCACTCAGCAGAGGCGTGTCGTGCAGGCTGTATCTGAAGCAGTCGTACTGGCTAAGGATGCTTCAAGTGCATACGAGGCCAGGCAGACTGCGATAGGTAGACTTCTGGACATGGATGACCTGACTCCAGAGCAAAGGCTTTTTTCCGCCAAGGACTCACTTCAGTCCGTCATCGGATTGGCGCAGGCTGCATTTGAACGCCCAGAAGCAGAGAAGAATAGACCGCCTGGGATATCGTCAGGCATTCAGGGTCTTGATAAGATACTTGGTGGCTTTAGACCTGGAGGTCTATACGTCCTTGGTGCTGGCACTGGGCGAGGCAAGAGTGTTCTCGGCGTCAACATTGGATTTGATGCCGCCGTTAGGGACACCAAGGTAATGTACTGCTCCCTTGAGATGTCTCACGTAGACCTGATGAGAAGAATCGTTAGTTCTGAGTCGGGTATTGCTGGAAGCCTGATAGAATCCGGGCACCTATCTTCAGACCAGATTGACAGCCTTCAGCATTCAGCGGGCAGGATATACTCTGCTTCCGGAAACTTTCTGATACTTGATCAGCCGTCCCTAAGCCTCTATCAGCTTGGCGCGGCAGTTAGACAGCAGGTAAAGCTAGGTAAGTGCGACATGGTGATCATTGATTATCTACAGCTTCTGAGGACAGACTCTACCTACTCCAGAGAGCGAGAGGTCGCTGAGATATCCAGCAGCCTTGTTGCGATAGCAAGAACTAACGAAATACCTGTAATCGCGTTAAGCCAACTCAACGATGGCGGGCAGATTCGTGAGTCTAGAGCGGTGGAGCATGATGCAACAGGCATCCTAAAGATAGCGTATCCAGAGCATGTTGAGAGTGAGTGGAGTGATGGGCATGAGACAGTTGAGGGGACCATCATAGTGCAAAAGCATAGGCACGGTCGAACGGGTAAGGTGAACGTGATGTTTGATAGACCCAAGCAGCGGTTCTACGAATTGGTTTCTTACTGACGCGGTTATTGATATACTGCCTTGAGGAGTATGTTATGGCTGAAAAAAGATCTACTAAAGAGCAGATGGAGTCAAGGGTTGACCAGGCAGAGCTTCTGCTTCTCCAAGGGCTGACCAATCGGCAGGCCCAGAAGGTTCTGGCGCAGAAGTATGATGTATCTAAGCGTACCGCGACACGATACATCTCTGCAGCATTTAAGAGGTGGCGAGAGAACGCTCTTGAAGAGGATGGTAGGACCACATCTGAAAGACGTAAAGAGCATGAGCGAATGCTTAAGCTCATCACTGCTAATGCAGCCAAAGAGGGACGCCTGGATCTTCAGCTTAAGGCTGTAGGGATGCTTATGCAACTTTATGGCACGTCAGTGAATACAAGACTTGAGTTGACTGGCAAGGGTGGCGGAGCTATCAACGTTAAGGAAATGTCTAAGAACGACATAGCGAGGCTTGTAAGTGACGCAGGACTTAAACCCGCATAACATTAGGGACGATGAACTTCAGGCGATACTCAATCTTGCGAGAGAGAATCTTCAGGGGAGCCTTCATAGTTTCATGGAGTCCGCATGGCATCTCGTTGAGGGCGACAATCAGTTCATTGATGGATGGCACCTTCATGCCATTTGCGAGCACCTTGAGGCGTGCCAGCGTGGAGACATTCGGAACCTGGTGATTAACATGCCGCCAAGACACTGTAAGAGCACGCTATGCAGCGTATTCTTCCCTTTGTGGACCTGGATTAACGACCCTTCCACTAAATGGTTATGTTCTTCTTATTCCCATGGGCTCGCTGTCCGAGACTCGGTCAAGACTAGACGTATAATGCAGACCCCTTGGTTTCGGTTAAGGTTTCCTGAGTGCGATATAGCTCCGGACCAGAACCAGAAGGCAAGGTTCGAGTTGACTGGTGGTGGCGTGCGGGTCGCCACCACCGTCCTCGGTGCAGCGACAGGTGAGGGTGGTGACTTCATCCAGGTGGACGACCCACACAAGGTGCTGGACTCTCAGTCCGAGAAAGGCAGGGATGCCGTCATAGACTGGTGGGATCAAACCATGTCCACTCGCGGCAATGATCCCAAGACAGCCAGAAGAATTGTCATTGGTCAGCGTGTACACTTCGGTGATCTTTGCGGGCATCTAGAGGATCTTGGAGGGTACGAAAAGCTGACCCTGCCAGCTGAGTACGACGGATCAACGGCTAAGACATCAATAGGTTGGAGAGACCCCAGAAAGAAGGACGGCGAGCTTTTATGGCCTGACCGGTTCAGCCGTGACGATATCGACATACTTAAGAAAAGTCTGGGTACCTTTGCGAGCTCTGCTCAGCTTCAGCAGAGACCCGTTCCTCAAGACGGCGGAATGGTTAGCCAGTCCTGGATTGAATACTGTGATGATCTGCCGGAAAAGTTCGACAGGGTTATTCAAAGCTGGGACACCGCATTTAAAGCTGGACCAGGATCGTTCGTGTGCGGACAGGTATGGGGAGCTAAGGACAACAAGTATTACCTTCTGGACCAGGAGCGCGGAAGGTGGGGGTTCACTCAGACCATCGCTGCGATTGAGCGACTCTCGAGAAGGCACCCTGACTGTACAGAGATCCTGATAGAGGACGCTGCGAATGGTCCGGCGATCATTGACACGCTGAAGAGAAGCCTAAACGGTATCATACCAGTCAGACCAGAGGGCAGCAAGGTTGCAAGGTTCAGCGCAGTCTCTCCACTGTTCGAGGCTGGGCAGGTTGTTCTCCACAAGAAGTCCGCCTTCCTCCAGGACTTCCTTACCGAGCTGCTTCAGTTCCCGCTAGGCAGGAACGACGACCAGGTTGATGCTGCAAGCCAGGCACTTAGGAGGATCTCTCAGTACAATTCTGCAGAGTATCTCTTTCCCCGTAAAAGGATGCTGCGACTTGTGTCGACAAAGTGACGCAGTTGGTTTAAAATAGCATTAAACAATCCGGAGTTATCCCTCATGGCTAAGAAGTTTGAGCCCGACAGCATGCTTGCACGCAGGCTTTCCGATAGAATGATGCGAATGTTTAAGGGGTCTCCTGAGGTCGTCGCATCAGAGTATGGGGCTACCGGCGTTGATTTGAATGGTACCACTGCGGGATCTGCCTCGGAGAGGCGTGCCCGCCGGATGTCTAATCAGATGAAGGCTTTGAACCAGGAGGCTTACGACCGGTCTCGAGGTTCAAGGTATCTAGACTTCAGGGAGATTAGGGACGAGGTTCCTGAGATGGCGACAGCCCTTCAGGTTTTAACGGACTTCGTTTTTGGTGGGGACTCAGTGGATGGGGTCAACATCCAGTTTGAGGAGGACGCTGACGAGCCATACAAAGACATTGTCAACTCTGCTCTTGCTGCTGTTGGTGGGACGGATTTCTTTGTTCACATTTTCAAAGAGGGCACTCTTCTTGGGGATAGCTTTACAGAGTTGATATTCTCCAGCTCGTCTTTGGTAGCAGAGAGACCGTTGATACCAATGTCTACTGATGTGGTTGTGAATACATACTCTCAGATCATTGGATACAAGAGCAGGATGACGCCAACAACTTACAACAATGGAGACACGGTTACATTGGCACCCGTTCAGGTGGTTCACTATGCACCCGACAAGTCTCGAGGACGCCGCTACGGTCGCAGCATGTACGCGACAGCCAGAAAGCTTTGGCGTCAGAGTGAGGCTGCGGAGGACGTGTTAAGCCTTCTCTCGATATTGCAGGCGGCGGCCCGTAAGTCGGTGACTTATCCAATGCCTTCCAACATAAGACCAGATCAGGTTGAAGACTTTCTTGAGAACCTTAAGAGCGGACAATGGAGTCAGCAGGTCTTTGATCGAGACGGCAAGATGCGTCGTAGGATTACTTCACTCATCGCTATGGATGACCTGGTCTACCCTTATCGGGAGGGTGCAGAAAAGCCTAGTTTCCACAACGATCCACCCGCAGACTTGAGGCAAATTATCGATATGCTCAGGTTCATGCAGGACAAGTTCTTTATTGTGACCGGTGTTCCTGCTGCCCTTTGTGGCTTTGAGAAGAACGTTAATGCTCGGTCAACACTTGAGCAACAAGGGCTTCAGTTCGCGAGAACCGTTCGCCGTAAGCAGCAAGAAGTTGTCCACCTGATGCACACGGTTATCCAAAGAGCGCTGGCGGCGGCAGGCATCAAGCCATCAATAAAATATAAGATTAGGATGCCGAGGGTCAGCTCTTTCGATGAGAAGATGAAAGCAGACACCAACTATGTTCGAGCTCAGACTGCCAGAATCTTGGCCAATGACCTTGGCATGGACTTTAAGTTCGTACTTAAGGAGGCGCTTGGTCTAAGTGATGAGGAGGTCATGAGCCTGGCTGCAACGAGAGAGGTTCAAGAGTCTTCTGATAGGCTTGCGGACTTAAGAGACCAGGAGTTTGGAGTCAAGCAGCTGCTCAAAGACCTAGCGGAGTCAGTTGAGGATGCGTATGGGGAAGAATAGGCTTACAAGAACGGACGTGGCAGTGTCTTACCTGTCGGGGCTCCTTCGTAATGCTGCTTCTTCCTCGACACCGCTAGTTGAAAACACAGTCAGGGCTAACGAAGAGCTAAGCAGTATCAGGGATGTGTTTAATTCCGAATGGTATTTTGCCTTATCTGAGTTTGACCAAGAGCTAGAGAAGCTTGGCTCATCTGCATCAGATAGACCCAGGAAGATCGCCGCAATATTGGCTGCTCTTCAGGTGTCTTGGACGAAGTCTCTTGGTGACGCCATGGTGAGAAGCTTTAGGAAGGGTTACGGTAATCGCGGTAGGCAGAATGCGTCCACCCTAACACAGGGCAAGATCCTTGAGGGCAGTCCAATATTTAGGATGATGATGGACAAGCAGTCCTCATTCGCTAATCAGTTTGCTCGCCAGTATGCAGCAGGGGAGACCGACAGAAAGGGTGCGATGGGTGTTGGAGCTCGGACCAATATGTATGGTCAGGCTCTTAAGGGTGCGTATAACGCTGGCGCTGTGTTCGGTGGAATAGGTGGCGAGAAGATCTTCTGGAGACTGGGAGCGTGCGATCACTGCGTTGACTGTCCAGCCCTGAGCGCATCAAGCCCGTTTACTCGAGCCACGTTGCCCACACTTCCAGGTAATGGAGACACGGTATGCAAGACAAACTGCTGTTGCTACTTGGTCTTCGTTCGTGCCCCCAAGGAAGTAGATCCAGAGGATACTGTCGACTCTTGGATGTCTGACGGGCCGGAAGTTCAAGAGGATGAGTCTCAAGATAAGGGACGGAGAGAGCTGCAAGATCTTATGCTTCAGAGATCCTTCTTGAGAAGGTATGCTCTTGGAAAGCTTGACGTGACCCAGCCTGAGGTTGATGCAGCAGAGCGTGAGTCCAAGTCCGTTAGCTCTAAGGTGGATGCGATGGCCAAGGATCAGGGGCTAGAGTTGGCTGCTAGGTATAACCCCGCTGCCGTCATCACCCGTGCGGACATATCGTATAATGACATCGGAAAGATTTTCGATGGGGGCATTGACGGTCCATCTATTTTCAGGGCTGACATGAAGAATGCGATTGGAGAGCTTGATTCTACGGCAAAGCTTTACTCGTCCCACGTTTCACGCTCCACCAAGATACCTAAGTCTCCTCTCGACCCAGACAGAGTCCCAAAGATAGGGACGTTTGTTACCTATAATCTGGTATCCGATGGGTCAGTAAAGACGTGGGCTATGCTTAGGTCACTGCTCCAGATCCTCTCCGATTCCGAGATCTTTATTGAGATTGGTGGATTGGATGACTCAATGGAGAGAGTCGTGGGGTATTCAGGTGTATGGATTCGGGGACAGAATGATGAGGTCGATACGGCGGTGGCGCTGCTTAGGGACACGGGCTCAGAGGTTGGACTGGCGGAGGTTGTATTAGCATGAAACGATTACTTTTAAAGATGCTTGGATGGAGCATATTTGTTTACGACAAGGTATCCATCTGTCAGCGAAACTGCCTAATTGATCAGACGATAGTGTCTGAAGTTCTTGACGCCACGAAGTCTCGAAGGACCTGGTGCAAGGACACAAGGTTGAGCATATATGTTGAGAGAACTCCGTTCATCGGGGTCTATGGTGTCGAGCAAACGGTAGAGGTTGCCAGGTTTGATGGGTGGCTGTTTCGTGGTAAGTCTGCGAACATAAGGATCGCCGCAACATCCTTGTCCATATCTAGACTAACTGATCTTATCGTGGAGTTGAACCGTGTCAGTCCGAAGTGAGATCGAGTCAAGCCTAAAGAAGGTCCAGAGGGGGCTAAGAGTTAAAGCCTCTGACCAGTTCTGGCGCGGGCTCTCCTTGGTAACGGTGAACAAGTCCGGGTCTCAAATCGAGTTCACGGCTATGGACTCAGCAGTCGACGAAGAGATGTCTCGATCAGATTTTATCGGCAGGTCTCTAATGAGGGTTCCCCACGGGAAGACGAAGAAGTTTAACTTCCTTAGGCAGGTGTTTAGTATACTAGGCAACAAGCAACTCTCCAAGAGGCAGCGAGTCACCATCGGGAAGAAGTACGCAGGGTTAGCCAAGTCCATGGATGACGCTAAGACTATACGAAGATGGATGCTTGCCCTAGCGCAGGACGATGAGCCGAAGGGGTTTAGGAATGAGTAAGTATGCCAATGAGGTTAGCAGTAAGATAAGGGACTACTTCTCAACCGATGCAGGCAAGGTCCGCAAGGTTTTCATTAGAGATAAGAGGAGCAAGGGCTTCGCCAAGATTAGGGATAAGCAGGAGAAGAAGCAGTACCTAGTTAAGGGTAGGTCTACCGGCGCAGTAGTGCTGTGGGACGTATTTGAACTCGACGGATTCTCTCAGCCTAAGCTTAGTGGCACGGACTTTCAATTTCAGGAAGAGGCGATTGCGTTTGCGAGAGATAGAAGTCTAGGTAGGATGAGTGTTGGATACGGAGCGATCCGTGGATTGTTTAAGGCTGGTAAGGGTGGCGTGCTCGTACCTGGTGGTGGGATAGACACTCCAGGCAGCGGACAGGTTAAGGTCGTCCATACTAAGCAGGGGATTGTTGTGGGATGAGGGTTGATGCTTACATCGTTATTGAACTGGACTCAGGAAAGCTGTGTGTTACCACAGGTGAACCCGGTGCTCGAACCATTCTGGGCGAAGAGTTTTTCTTCAAAGACAGCATTGTAAGCTTAAGTGTGCCTGGCGTTAAGCTGGACCCTGTATCATCATCACTTAGCTCTGGGTCTTCATCCGTTAAGGTAATGAGCGACATCACCCCTGGCGATATACTTGTTAACTATAACCGGGTTGCAGGCAGTAGGGCACGTATCTGGATTGAGGACGAGGAGGAAAGGGTATACGAGTCATTCGACGGGGAAGTTGCGTCTGTAGGGTTCGGACTAAATGAAGACACCATGGAGTTCTCATTCGAGCCCAAGGAAGATATATCCCTACTCGAGTACCCGCCAAACAACTACTTCGACAACGGGAGGTTCGTAAACAAGACGACCTTTAACGCTGTGGAGCCAGGTGGATTTACTCAGCTCATATCGGTGCTTGAGCCAGCAATGGAGTTTAAGTCTCCGTTTGGCACCCCATCCAGCCCAATCAGCTCGTCTGTAGTTTTTAATAGCCTAGAGATTCCAGTTGGCGATGGGACCTATGATCCAGGAAATCTTTATCTTTTCTTTAGTGACAGCGTTTCGGATGGCGTTGTTCCAGTAATCTACGGAACGGGTAAGAATGTTTCATCTGCTCCCCTTGGTTACTATGAGGTAACGGTAAATTCCACTGTCTTCGTTAGGGTGTTTATATATCCGATTGCCTCACACGCCATCGTTGGCGATCAGTCACTTGCTCCAGCCTCCGGGACGAACTTCAGGCTAAAAGCGAAGTGGAACGACGTTTTTATTGGTAACGTAGATGGGTACACAGATGGTGATTCCCTTAACGGAACTGTTAGCTATGTTACCTTCTTCCTCCAGTACACAGATGCCAGCTATGAAGAGCCAACCAGACCTGAGTTGGACGGATTTAATCCCGATGAAGTTTACTTCGAAAGCGTAACCGGTAAGATTGGCGCGGATAGTAAGGCGATAAGGGGTCTCGGCAACGTACTGTTTGACATGTATCAGTCTTCATCACAGGCATCCGCTGATTACATTGACTGGGTTCTGACATCTCCTAGTCTTGCGCTTCTCAATAAGTATGATGCAGACATTGTGATTAACGCCAAGCAGGAAGGGCAGACGCTTCAATCTATCTTCCGAAGCAGGCTCGAGGGTCAGTTCCCTGTCGCTGTTGGTTCGGCTGGCGGTAAGTTTGCTATACAGTCTACCGAGGTTCCGGTTAACCAGGCTCCAGTGATGAGCTTTGAGTATGGCGTTAGCTTAATCGAGAGAACAGAGCTACAGCAGACTGGTCTAGGTGAGATAGAGAATGAGGTTCGGGTTCAGTATGGTGCTAATGGTGCATCATCAGACAACTCAGACAACGTTCTCATCGACAGGTTCAATTCCGAGATCGCGAGAGCGAGTTACGACAGGTGGGGGCAGAGACCAATCGTCTCTATATCCGTACCTGATGTCCAAAGCGCATCAACAGCTGGAGCTATAGCCAGTGAGAGGCTTAGAAGGCGCGGCGGAATACGGATGCGGGTATCATACGAGATGGAGGACGTGGCTGTGACAGGTCTTCCCCTGATGTCTGTAGTATCTATTACAGATGAGGATGTTGGCTTTACTGAGACCCGGTTCATGTTTCTTGGGTACGAATGGGCTGACGACTTGACGTTTATCAAGGCATCGTTTCTATCAGTAGATATGATCTAGGTGATCTGTATGAGCTCTTTGAGGTTAGATTCGTCTGCGTAGTCTGCAGGCCACGCCTTCTTGCAGAACTCGAGATCAACAAAGAAGGCTCCGGATCTTTCCTTGTAATCCATCCCCTCCTTTTCAAACGAAGCCCTCATTGTAGGCGCAAAACCCTTAGCTGGGTAGAAGGCTCTGCCGGTCTCCTTTCTAATTACGATTACAGATATGCCGGCCTTGTTGAATTTCTTTATAATCTTCTCAGCCGCAGCTAGAACGGTAGCACCCTCCTTGATCTCTCGGACTGCGACTACGTGATGCTTCCAGTCCCTCATAAGTGCGGCAGGCATCATCCAGGGCACAAACCCAATCTTATCCGGGCGATCCCTTTCCCTGAACTCCCCCTTAATCCAAAGGCAGTCCCAGTCCCTACAGGTTGGAGGACGATGCTCATACATGGTGCATCCATCGTCTGAATATTGGCACGGCTTGTTAGCAGGCTTATTGATCTCGGGCACAATCATTACTTCGCAGCAGGCTGTGCAGGTGCCACACTCTCGCGATACTTTAGCAACCATCTACGCAAATACCTTCCGAGACTGATTTAACAATCCCCCTGATCCTTAGAACCTTTTCCCTGTAGACTCTTGGCCCCTTTGACTTAGCACATCTTCCGCCCGAAGAGTATCTGCACAGCGACTCTTCTTGCCCGTATCGTAATTGATAGTGTTTCAGTGCATACATTCCAGCATCAATAAGGTTGCAAGGCTCAGACTTGCACCAGAATCTACGCATGACCTGCATTGGACCCACGGCTCCCGCAGAAGACACAAGTCCTCTCTGAAGCCCACTCTCGACGTGTGAGACGGCTATTGCAAGCAACGGGTCTATCCCGTGGAGCTCCGCAGAGTTAACAACCTCTTCGCAGACTTGAATTCTGTGTTGAATTTTGTGGGTATAGATAGAGCTGACAAAGGTCAGGCATAGTAGTGGGCACAGCATGTTTACTCTTTCGGTTTTAGTTTCTATTCGTTTCCGAGAAATATAATAGACATCACAGAGATTGCGATGCAGGTAATTGCGAGTATCGAAACATCAAGGTTATCAAACAGCATCGCCTGATCCGACCTTTGAATTATGTGGTACTCGTGGGAGAGTCTCAATGGTAGTAGCCATCGTATTCTGAGAACTTATCTACTAGTTTATACGCGGCATCTTCAAGCCTGTCATACTCGTCGGCTGTGATGTCGGACTCCTGTATTTCTAGGTTTGGGTACTTCGGGTCAACCACCCTTACATTAAGTACCTCAACCTCTCCGTAGGTCGTAATGTATCCTTGGTCCCCGGCAAACGGGACAACTTCTGCCGAGATGACTACCTTTACGCTGTCCTCTGAATCCATAGTGTCCGTCATCACGTTAAGGTAATGCTCGAACTCCACCTCGACTACATCTTTACTCATGTCGGCCCGCTCTGTGTTTGGAAAACTCAAGTGCAGATTACACTTATGTTCATAAGTATGGAATGGTTAATTTAGGTATTGTCAATCCTCTCCTCAGGCGGCACGAGCCGGGCATGGAAAAGAATATTCTCTCCATGCTCTGTCCTGCCGAAATAGAGCGCATAGTCATCGTCTATGAAGTGATTGATGAAGTTCGATAGAGCTGAGCGCGAAACTTCAATTGGGTATCCGGTGTCCCCAACGACGACAAGAAGTCGCTCGCTGCAGGAGTGGATGAGCTCTAGGGCCTCGGTCTTGTTGCGTCTCACTGTTTCTCCCTCATGCGGATTATTTAAAGAGACTGAACACAAAGACGCATCCCCAGAAGGTGAACAGTGCTTCTATCGCTTCGACAATCATTGCTTCACACTGTCCTTCCCAATTGTCTTAGCTAACTGATCGAGATACTTGCAGACCTCATCGACATCATCCAGGTCGGACACATGGTCAATGACCTCGAAGACTTTACCGTCTCCGTTCATCAGTGCCACTTGGTAACCGTCTCCACTCATCGCGATGTTCATCCGGGATATGTAATCAATTGCGTATGCGAATCTCTCCTTAGCCTTGATGCCCTTAGGCACAATCACAACTCCAGACAGTTTGTCTATGTCTACGAAGAGGCTGTTGAGTCTCGAGACCTTGTCGCCCAGAATCAGCGCCTTGCCTGCACCAAATGGTTCGTCTACCTTGTATACTTCGTATTCTGACATCAGATCCATCAGGTCATACTCTGAAGTCCTTCGGAACTCTTGGTGTATGCTCGCTGTGCCCTGTAGGAACTGCGCTTCACCACCGTCCTCTGCAAGGGTCGACACTCCGGAGCAAGCGTTGCACCAAATCTCGAGGCTGTTATACGTATTCATTAGTCTCTTCATAGTTTCCATCCTTCGTTTAGCTTCTTCATTAAGACTCTGCGCTCAGCTTGAATCTTATTCATTTCAGTAAGGTCTACATCATACTCGAGTCGAACCAGTTTCCTCCCGTCGATTTCACCCTCTAATGTGAAGGTGTATTTGACACCCTTCCCAAACACTATTTCATCCATCCAGATAAGCTTGCTTCTTGTTACGAAGTCGGGTCTGTCCTTGGGCAAGTCCTCTAGTGTGTGAAGGTGTGCTGCTGGCTGCTCAGGAAC